ATGGAATTTGTTGTAAGTTAGGGTTGCTCATTGAGAATCTACCAGTCACCGTTCCTCCTTGGTCCGATCTAATCTGATTGATATCTGCATGTATTCTTCCTTCATGGACAAAATCTAGTAAGCCTTCAACAAAAGTATTCTTAGCTTTGTCGCATTCTCTAGCTTTTACAATCATTCTTAAGAAACGATTTTCATGAGTCTTTAAATAATCTTTTGGAAGTTTAGGAGTAGTAGATGGAACTAATTCTATTTTAGCTTCCCCTTTTTCATCAAGAAGAATTTTACCATCTTTATCTTTTAATTTTTTCTTCCTATCTTTTGTTTTTTCGTAATCGGTAATTTTCTCATGCTCTAACAAAGCTTTAATAGAAGAAGCAGCCCATATTTCTACATCAACATTAGTATGTTTCTTAATAATTTTTAATAAATTATCCCTACGTTTTTCTAGAAGTTTTCCAAGTGTCTTAGCTTTTTCGACATCTATCCTAACGCCTTTAAACTTCATGTCAACCAAACAAGGGAATAATTTAGTTTCTAATTCAAATATCTTTCTACATGTTTTGTATTCTTTACTTCCATCTGGATTAGTTTTTGTATACAATACTTCATCTAATTTTTTTTCAAATAGGCTCCACAGTTTTAATGTTAAATTAACATCTTGTTCTGCATAATCTTTTACTAAATGATGAGGCAGTTTGTGCATATTAGACATTGGATCTTTTATCATTCCATTAGACCACTCTAAAACTTTTTCAGCTAAATCATATTTGTATTTAGTTTCATTTAAATAATCTTTACTGATAGAATCTAAAGAATATTTCATTCTAGTTTCATCAATAACTGATGCTGCAATCATGGTATCTAATAGTTCTCCTTTAAGCATATCTCCAGTTGCTGATCTAATCCAACATACATCGTACATTGCATTATGAAATACCTTACGTATATTTTTGTTTTGGAATATCTTTTCATTTAAATAAGCCCAAGTTTCTTTGGTATTTAAATTATCAGTCATGTGGTGAGCGATAGGGAAATAAAAAGTCTGGTTCTTAGTAGCGATTGCAATACCGGTAACAAAACCATCTTTTCTTACAGCACCTAATCCTTTTGTTTTTAAATTAGGATCGTAAGTCTCTAAGTCAATTGCAACAATATCAATACCTTCTAAATTTAACTCACTGAGTTGTGGAACGTCACACATTATTTATAATCCCTTTCTATTATCATTTCTAAGTAGTGAATAGCTTTCTCTATGTCTTGTAATCCACCCTTTGACTGATGTCTACAAATATATTTAATTGCATTTCCTTCTGCAAAAAGTAATTTGTTTTTATTAATAAAATCTGCTGGTTGAATCGCCATATCTTTATAATGTGATCCTCCTACTTGTTTTTTATAAGCACTCATTTTTCTTTCCTATTGTAAAGTATTTTTTTCCGGACATTTTTGCTAATCTCCAATAGTCAAAAATTCCTCTGCTGTATGCAGTGTATTGTAATCTTCTTGAAGTGAAGTAAGGATCTTTATTAACGATAGTTTCGTCAACAATAACATTATCATATGTTAAACCTTTAACAGTATGAATGTTTGCATATTCAACTCTAACTTTTTTATCAAAATCAAAACCTTTATATAAAACCTTTTTTATATATTCCATTCGTTCTTTATGGTTGTTAACCGGTGCTCTTATTAGATCAAAATCCTTATGTCCCTTACAAGTAGATTTCAGTAATTTATTATCTATTAAATAATCCACAGTGTAATCTTTTTTAATCCATTTTTTAATAGTTTCTGTTGCTTTAGATTTATCTCCGATAATCAAATCCTTACTTAAATATTCACAAAAATGTTTTATCTGCGTAAGATCCATTGGAATACCTTTAATAAACTCTGGCCATAATTTATGGGCTCTTAATTCTTTTTTAATTACAAATGCAGGCTTACTTACTGGAGCAAATTCTATACCTTGTGCCATAAGGAAATCAGTACAACGTACATCGCTTGGAGTTCCTCTATAAGTAAATAGAAATGTTTCCTCAGTATTTTTAATTTTATCTAAAAGCTTATTTAAATTTCCAGATGGTTTTAAATCTGGTAAATAATAACCTGTTCCTTTAATAACTTCACCTATACGGCCTTTTTTATGCTTCTCTTGATATTTTGCTGGAGTCCACACTCTATGAGACTTATAATGTTCCCAAACATCGAATATGATCGATTTACAATATGTATTAATAGCTTCACCACATCTACTGCCTTCCTTTAATTCATCATAAGGATTTGCAGCTAAGTTGTGAAAATATTTTGCATCTGATCCTGAATACTCAAATAAAGTTTGATCTGCATCTCCAACTAAATAGTAATGGCCTTCTTTTACGTTTCTTGCCATTTTATCAATAGCTTTTCTTTGAGGTACATTACAATCCTGACATTCATCTATAATTAACATGTCTATATCTGGATCTTTTACATCATCTTCCAGTTGTTTAGTTTTTTCATTATAAGTTTGACGTGTAAAATTATTTATCATATCAGAGAAATCACAAAGATTGTGATCCTTTTTATATTTTTCATAAAGTGGAAGTAACTCTTTAATTAATGTTAAACCATAAGGATCAAAAGATTTTTTATCGCATTTAATCCAGTACTTATCTAAAGTTTCTCCATGTCCGTCAGCGTTTGATAAATATTTATAAAATTTATGTTTACGTTGTATGTCGTCTTCCCTGTGGAGATTAAAACGACTATCTTTGTTTATTAATTCTTTATGGTTGTGTAAATTAAACATTTCTTTTTTTAATAGTCTACTTTTGCAATAAGTATGGATGGTACATACTCTATGTTTCATTGCTTTTTTAGTAATCCCTCGTAATTGTGGAAATATATAATGTCCTTCTTCATTTTTTAAATTTTTTAAATCAAAAATAGCATCTCTAATTTCATTAGCTGCTATGTTAGTATGAGATAAAATTATAATTTTTTCAGGAGTATATTTTTCTAAAGCTTTCATATATATATCTACAATAAATTTATGAGTTTTACCTGTACCTGGAGGACCTGCAATAAATCTAGGCTTGTTCAAAATTTATCTCCTCCGTTTCTTCACTTTCCCCTGCTAGCAGAATATCTTCATTTTGAATTTCAGGATTTTTTATTACCCAAGAAACTAAAGATTTTGTTAGGTAGGTACCTGTTTTTCTTCTAGCGTTTAATACGTCTTGTACTAAAAGTACAAGATCTACTCGTTTTTTGTAACTCACTCTTTGTTCTTCTAAATAATCCTCAAACCCATTTAAACTAAATTCTAATTCATCAGCCCGTTGATTTAAATAAGGGTTTCCATAATTAAATAATTCTGATTTACTTGTATATGCTTTTTTCAGTTTAATATAATTAGTAAAATGTTTCTTAATCTTATTAGACTCTGCAGCTTCTACCACGTAGTCTTTTGATTTAGTTCTTGATTCAAATTTCATTCTCATAATCTCCTCAAACTGTGCCGCCTTCATTTTTGGAATCCAAACTTGAGCTTGAGTTACAACAGCATCATAAAACTTTAACTGGTTCATAAGTGTTGGTCCATCGACTGTAATAGTTTTATTAAAAACTTTACCTTCTAATTTTCCTGTTACTTCTATCTTATATCTGTCATCACCATACTCTACAATTTCACCCATAGAGTCATCAGCTATTTGTTTAACTTGTACTAATGATTTATCTTGGACACCTATCCAACTAAATATTGTTGCAATACTTTCAGTTCGACATTCCATTATCTCTGCAAGTTTAGGCATGCCAAATGGTTTTTTAGATTTTCTAGTTGTAGACCCTTTATTTTTTCTATTTTCAGATTCATCATCATTAGATTCTACTGCAATGTCATAAATAAAATCATTGATTTCATTATCATCCCAATCCGTTTGTTTAATTAAAACTCCAGCGATAGCTGTACAATATTCATCTCTTTGACCTTTAGGTGCATATAAAATAGATAATGCAGTAGCTAAAGCTATCTTTCTTAAAATTTTATTTAAATCCCCTACATATTTATTAAAGCCTGTATACTTTTCCCATCTTACAAGTTCCCTATGTTTACTGTGTAATGATCCTGGAACAATTGTGTAACATGTTTCTGTACTTCTTATTTCACATAAACACTGTCCATGTGCAGCATGTGCAACATATCTTTCAAGATCTTTTGGTAATGAAAATTTCTGTGCAGGTAATCTTTCTTTAAACCAGTAGTGGCTTGCAGGGTTATGTTCTCTACCGGATATAGTACCACAATTTGGTAAATATTTATTTGCAAAAACTTTTGCACGAGTGTTATCAAGATCTAAATCAACTACGTTATCTAATCTTAATCCTATTTCTTTATCTAAATATTTGTTTTTCCATTCTTCTTTCGTTATTTTAAAATCTAAATCACTCCAGTTTTTAACTGTAGGCCTGCCTCCCTCGCATGGCACCAGAGTATATCCAAGATCATACCAGTCCCCGTAAGTAACTGGCCCGTTATTTATATTTTTAATTTCATTCATAATTTTATTGTGGGCGGATCCACTCTCGCTTCGCCGCCCAATTCCCTAGGAACTTATAAAACTATCTTTTCAGTTTTTGGTTGTTCTTGATTTTCAGGCTTAGCTGCAATCTCGCCAGCGCTTACACGCTCTGCAAAATTTTTAGCCATATCATAAACAACTTTATCTGATACCGGACCAACTTGTGATACGTCCCATCCAAACCATGTTCCTTTGTCATTTGACATCTGAACAGTCTTTAGTTTGTAAATGTGGCTATATGTTGGCGGAGTAAACATACCATTTTTACCTTGCAGTTTAATTCCCATCATCATTGAGTTCCATTTTCTACTAATTTTTAATTGAGTAGCTCTCATAGAAATCAATGCTGTTGTAGGCGAATCCCCTAACATAAGCACAAAATGATTTGCTGTGTTTTCAATATAATTACCATTAGGTAATCTATCTTTATAAGATTTATCACGAGTTGTTTTACTCATGATATCACTTTCAGCGTTATGAATCGCAACTGGAGCACCAGTACTGGCTCCCCTGTCTTGCCATTCTACTAACTGTCTTTGATAATGAACAGGAATAATATCAATACCTTTAGCGCCATCAAAAAATTGACCGCTAACTGTATTAAATATCATACCAGGTTCAGCACCTACTTTATACTTTGCATGGGCCTTATTAACTTCCGGTGATAGTTGTCCTAACACCTTTAGAAAAGGTAATGCAATGTCTTCTTGCGACATATTTTCTACGCCTTTATCTGCATCTGCTTCAAATATATTTAAAGCTAATGCTCCTGCTTCTTCTTTTTTTATTACTTGGTTCATGTTTATTGTTTCCTTTTTATTGTTGTTTTATTTCCAACGAAAACGTTGAAAAGCTCGGTAGGCATTTCTTTGCCCGATTCTATACGCTCCCGAACTAGCGCTTTGAGAGTCATGGGCTCAACCTTCAACTTTTGTGTCGGTTGATACCCACGCTCTGCTGCAAGAGCAGCATAATCAGCTGCCTTGTTATCCTCGTTGCGACCAAAAGATACAGATATCTCGTTTTTAATTATATCTCCTAGTCCATTGGTACGAAGCCAGTTAAACGCAGCATCCCTATTAGCAATAGTAATGTTTGCGCTGTAATTTGGTTTAACATCTATTAAAGAACCATCCATTAATTTAAGTTGAGATAAACCCATCTCAGCCATCATCGTTGGAATAACTTCTCCTGATAAATATTCAAAGTCTTTCTTTTTTTGTTTTAGATTTTTTTCTAGTATTTCTACTTCTTGATCTAAAGTATTTAATTTCTCCACTTGGTCCGCTAGTGACTGAATGTTTTCAGTCTTACCTAACATCTTTGTTTGGTCTTCCTCAAAGTCTATATTACTCATCTATCTTTCCTCTTTCATATAAGTTAATTTGAATAGGATAATATTGTCTTTCTTGTTTATCCCATTTTAGTAAATTGTATTTACCATTAGTCATGTCAGAAACTATCGAACACGCTACACCAATAATTGCAGGATCTCCAGTTAATAATAAATGATCTTCTGATGTAAAATCTTTTAAAGCTTTTCTAAGTTTAAAAATTAATGGACCAGGAGAAAATATTATTTGTGAAAGTTCTGGTAATAAAAAAACAAACTCACCATATTTTGATGCGCCCATAATATTTATTTTAGGTCTGCCTTCTGCAGTCCCAGCAATTTCTTGTATGACGTAAACTTTATTTTCTTTCATGATTAGCAATATAGTGTCAATTATTTTATTGTCAAGCATTTATTATTATTATTTTTTATACTTGACAAAAATAGATTTTCTCCCTATATTCTTAAGTAGAAAGAAGAAAAATTATGAACTATAAATTTAAAACAAAACCGTACGATCATCAAATGACTGCATTAGAAAAGTCATGGAATAAAGAAACTTATGCTTATTTTATGGAAATGGGCACTGGTAAAACAAAGGTATTAATTGATAATTTAGCCATGCTTTATGACAAAGGTAAAGTTAATGGTGCTTTAATTGTCGCTCCTAAAGGAGTTGTAGGTACTTGGAGTAATAATGAATTACCGACTCACTTACCCAACCA